GTGAGCGTGTTGCTTCTGTTACTGGTATGCCCGGTGCAGATCGTTGGGCACAGATGAGTTATGTTCGTGACCGTTTTACACCTCCTAAAGAAGGTAAGGCTGCTAAAACTGAAGAAGACATGGCTCTTCAAGACATTGATGAAATTGCTAAGACAGGCCTAAAATCTCGTGAAGAACTACTAAAACTCTATCGTGAAAATCGTGGCGAGTACAATGTACAACGAGATGCTTGGAAACAAATTCTTACTCAACAGACAGAAACTGCACGAATTAAAGCCTATTACGAAGGTTTAAGTAGGCAAAATGATGCAAAGGCTGATCAAATGAAATCAGGATTTGCTGCTATTTTTAATGGTAGTTTAGCTGCGTCTACACTTGTATATGGTGTACAAGACAAAGAAAGTACGTATGGAAACACGCTTGCTTTAATGGCACAAGGTGATCCTAGAGCAGTTGATCCTGTAAAATTTGACACACTAGTTCAATTGCATAATATTCAGATGCGTACTAATATTATGAGTGCCCATCGACAAGCTGCCCAAGTTATTGAAACGTACACAGGTAAAAACCCTGATATTTCCCCTGCTAAAGTAAGAGAACTGTACGAGAACATTGATAGGCAACGGGATCTTGCATTAAGTCAGTACTCAGACAAGGACGGTGTAGGCCTAAAAGCTATGGCTACTGTTATGAGGACTTATCGGGATAAGACTGTACAAGAGAAACAACAGCTTGTTGATTTATCAATTAAACAAATGGCTTTCTATCAGAACAGCCCTCTTGTACAGCAGTACCTGCGAGGTGGTGCAGATCGTGAAAATCTAAAGCGTACTAATAAAGATTTTTACGAAATCATGGTGAACCAAGAGAAACAGGTTTTAGGAGGAATGGCTAGTTTAAGTAGTTCTATTCAAATTTCTACTGACCTGTCTAATATTCAGCGTCAGCTTTTACAAGGTCAACAAACTGGTCAAGCCGTACCTGCTGACCCTGCTGTTCCTGCACAAACTACTCGTGCTGCACACCAAGTACAAATGTCTAATGCACAAGAGGCATTAAAAAAGACTACACTAGAACCTTTTGAGGTCAACAATATTAGCTCAGCGTTTAGTACGTCTGCTGTGTACGGGGCTAATAGTCTAGTAATTTCTCGTGACTATCGCACGTATGGAGACAAGATTCGTAAACTATCTGAGCCAGATCAGGCAATTATTAAGTCTAACGTTAGTAAAGGTGTTGCACAATCTGTAAACAACGTAATTGAAACAAAACGATTCATTGAGCAACGATATGGAGTACAACTACAGTTAGGTATTAATGACGCTGGTGAGATTGGTGTAGTTGCCCCTGCACCTGTAGTGCGTCCCGGAGTACCTGCACCCCGAGTACCTCAGCAATACTTACAAGCTTCAGAAGAGTTTACACGTCAACTTAAGCCTGTACTTAGCAACATGGTTTCTCTACGTGCTATGCTTACACAAGAACAACCTAAGGCTGTTGGTCAAGACTTTGCTACGCTTATTAATAACAACCAACCTTACGGTGGTTTCTTTAGCATGGAAGCTAAACCTGTAGAAGCTGCGCCAGCGGTAGCTGCGCCAGCAGCAAGTACTCCAGCAGCACCTGCAACACCTGCGTTTACATCAACTCCTGCTGCACCCGGTACCCGTACTAGTAACATTGTCTCAGGTCGTGTTGTAGATCTTACTACACCAGCAACTCCTGCACAAGAAGCACCTGCTGCTAGTGCAGCTAGGTCAGCAGCACCTGCCTCTGGTGGTAAAGAGTGGTGGGAGCAGTAATGGCTGATTGGAAAGAGCTTGTTAAAAATAAGAAAGAGTGGAAGACCCTAAAGTATAATGATCCACGACTAGATGACTTTGCGCTAGAAGTGGAGAACAGGTATGGTCTTCCTAAAGGCATGGTGCTAGCCATTAAGAATGCCGGGGAGCGCACTAACCCCGGTCAGGTTAGCCCTAAAGGTGCACAGGGCATTATGCAGTTTATGCCAGCTACTCAGAAGCTGCAGAACGGAATGTTCAAGCACGATGTAAACAATCCATTTGCATCTATTGATGCTGCTGGTAAATATCTGAAGTTTACTTTAGAGAATCAGTATAAAGGAAATGCGCTAGCTGCTGTTGCAGATTACAACGGTGGGCCTTCTGCTGGTAAGGCAATGCTAGCTGGTGAGATGCCTCCTGCTAAGGAAACGCAGGAGTATATAGAGAGAGTTAAGACTTACTTAACCGAAAAGTATAAGAAATAAAAAAGGGGCGCTAGGCCCCTTTCTTTATGCTACTCGTACAATGTCGTAGCCAAAACTACGAATGATGTACATCGGTAGATGCTCCCCCGACTTCAGGGACGCTTGCTTCCTCATGAATTTCCGAAGTGCTGAACGTGCGCTGTTGTAGTTGCTGAAGGACACCTTCAAAGATTTTGGCAGACTGCCCTTCACGTTTTTGAGCTTGTACATGTTGTTTCCTTTCTTCTCTTGCAATTAAATACTGAACATTGTGTAGTGCCTTATACAGGTCTTCTAGTGGCTTACCTTTGTCTTTCCAACGCATTAAATACTTCACTGCGCTAGCCTCCCAACCATTCATGTCATATGCTTCCCAGACTTCCCACGGCTGGATCTTACGATCCTTGTAGTGGTTACCTCCGTATTGCACAGACATAACTTCTTCATACTTCATTAGTGGGTTCCTTCTTTAGCAGTGCAGGAATCTTCTTTTCTTTCTCTAGCCTAGCAATTTCTTTGGTGAGTAGAGAGCATAGACCCTCTTGAATTAGAAGTTGCATCATGCGTTCGTCAATGTCTCGTAAGATTACATCTGCTGAACCATCTTCATTCTCTTTGACACATTCTACAATCATTGCTGCTTCTCCATAAAGCTGTGACACACTTGATGCACCTTACCGTCGCCCGTCTTAAATTTTAAAACAACTTCAAGCTTGTTATCAAAGTCATAGACGCTAATAAACAAATGCTTGCGTAGGGCTTCCATCATTCGGTACGTTTCAGAATTGGTCATAATAACTCCGTATAGTTTTCTTTGCTTTCCAAACCAAGTTTTTAGCGTGGTTCGGGCTACACCTCAACACCACAGCAATGTCATTATAGCACATATTGTCCTCCAGCTTCAGCATCAGGGCTTTCTTCTGCTTGGCAGGAAGTGTGTCAATAAGTTGCGTCACTTTACCCACTGTCTGCTTAATCTCGTATATTGATTCTGGTGTATCCACGGTTACATTCTCAAAGTCGGTTTTAAGGCTGTTTAAAGGCCGTCTAGACGCTTTATTGATGGCTATGGTACACAACCATGTATAGAACTGACTATCGCCCCTAAACGTCTTCAAATACTTGAATGCAGCTACAAATGTATCTTGTGTTAGCTCCTCTGCCAAAGCATTGTCGTTAACACGTTTCCTAAGAAATCTGTAGATGCGATCCCAATACTTGGATGTTAGCAGAGAGTAAGCTTCCTCACTCCCTGCTAGCGCCTCTGATATTAGTAACGTGTCATCAGATTTCACAGACACCGGCTACACACGCCAACTGTTGAGCACCCTCAACGTTGTCATCGTACTCTACGAAAGATTCCCAGTCAATTGTTTTAGGCATACCAGTCATTAGTAGGCCGTACATATCTTCGGTAATCTCCTCGTAAGGGGCTTGCTTGTAGCTACCACCATCCCACGGCAGGAAACTAATGCCGCTAATCTCATCAAAGTTCTTCCAGACCCAAGCACCTACTTCAGGCCAGTCAGCTTCCTTTACATACACAGTAACTGACGGCTTGTGTTCACACCAGTGACGCTGGTAGGTTAGCCATAGTTTCAGGTGAGTAAAACTATCTAGCTCATCACGAGTGATACAACCTTCTGGAGCCTTCATGGGGAAGCTGAACACCGTAGTGTCGTGTGGCTTCATCACATCCGCTTCATTGGGAATGCCTTGGTCTTTGAGGAACTGCGTGATAGGGTCTTTGTTATCATTGCGTACCCGTCGA